GGTGTATTTGCTTTTTTTAAATTAGGATTACCAAGATATACTTCACTCATAACATCAAATTAACAATTCCAAGCTCTCAAAGATTTATTGATTCTGCTATCTGGATCATTTGCTGTTTTGGCAGAAGTAAGTTTCTTTTTCATACCTTTCATTCTTGCACAGAATGATGCTCTTCTTTTATTGCCAACTTTTTTAGATGGTGCTTTTAGATCTGAACCAGGATTCTCTCTTTCATAAGACTTACGACCTTTTTCATTTAATCCACCTGAAGCATTTTTACCAGACTTTTTTGTCCAGGCAGCTCCCTCTTTAATTTCGGATCTCCAATCAGAAAATTCTTCTTTTGGAACACAATTAGGAACCATTCTACCATTCTTTTTCTTCATACCTACTTGCTTATGAGTATCCCAGCAAGGATCACCATCAGATTTGCCTTCAGATACACCAGCTTTCCTAAGTCTTTTTGCTTGACTCTTATGCATTTCAACTGCTTTATCCAATTCTTTAGCAATACCTTTTACACTTTCAGGATTTTTATGACTCTCCTTTACTTCAGTTTCTTCTTTTTTTACACAATTATTATAGGTTTTACCAAACATTTTTTTGGTTCCTTTCTTTTCATAACCCTTCCAACATTTTTGTCCTTCATCAATCTGCTCATTATTCAAAGGTTCTGGTTTAATGAGATCGATGAACTCATAATTCATTGCCTTAAAGTCATCTCTCCAGTTCGAGTAATCCACAGATTCAGACTTATTACCCCAATTAGCAGCACCAACCTTACGGCACTTTACAAGGGCACCTGAGGCATATGCAGAAGGCCATACACTATATCTGGACTTTACCTTATGATAACAGTCGTCTTTTGTACCACTACCCTTACCTTTTTTGTCCTTTGCTTCAGTTACTTCTACTTCTTCTTTTTTCATTTTTTTCTTATCTGTAGAGACATAAGTTGGTTTTGCGGCACCAGATTTTTGTTGTTGTCCTGGGTCTGCTTTCTTTTTTCTTCTGGCAGCAGAAAGTCTTTCTGCCTTACTCATACTTGCTCGTTTTGCTGACGAAACACATTTTGGTGTTCCCTCTCCCGGTTTATCACTGGCGCAAGTCCCACCTGTGACGACATTAACCCATCCACCTTTACCATCTTTTGATTTGGATCCCTTAAACCATTTATGAAGCGATCCTTCACTGACGCCTCCATTAGAGCCACCATTAGAGATCCCGCTCCCATTTCCATTGCCATTTGAGTGATTTCCATTTCCATTTAGCGGTTTATCAATGCCAACTTCTTCAGGTTCTCTTCCACCACCAGAAAATCTGGCAGTGACTTTTAAACCTTTAGAGATTGGTTTACATTTTTTGTCAGTATAACAGTAATAGTAACCTGTCTTACACTTCGACATCTTTTATTTTGGATCCGTGTTATTATTTAGAAAACCTTGTTTTAACATTTTTTGAAGTTCAGATGTAGAACCAACAAATACGGCATTATTAGTGACACTATTTGGTGTTTTATTTCCGTCCTCCTCAAGATCCTTTATTTTTTTCTGAAGATCTGCCAATTTATCGGTTGTATCAGCAACACTTTTAATTAATTGACCTGCGACTTCATATGCTCTGGGACTGCCTCCTTCACCGGCAAGTTCCATTATACCATTAATTGCTTCTTGTCCTTTCTCAATTAATGAGTACAAGTTTGCTCTTGTATATTCATAATCTTTTTGAATATCTTTATTCTCTGGAATAATTTCACCAGAAACTGGCACAATATCATTCATATCATTATCAGTCATGATTTATTAAATATCAGTTTTTTGAGTTGGACTATATGTTTTAGAATCTGAGAAGAAAGTAGTAGTTTCATTAAATCCAAAATCATCATCTGCTGTTAACAGTGCATCATCAGTAGCATCTACAACACCGTCATCATTTTTATCCGTTAATGCTTTTGGTGTTGCCGTATATCTTACTTCACGTTTAGCAGTTTGTGTATTTGTATCTGCATAATAATCGACCTGAACTTTTTTGATAAGACCTTCAGAACTATCTGCAACAGGACCGAATAGATATGTTTTTGCTGTAAATCTAAGAGTATAAATTAATGCTCTTCTTGTAGAAAAATCTCCTTCATAATCATCTTGAAATGATATACTATCTAAAACAATAGGAACATCTCTTTTTTCACCAATAGAACTAATTAAATCTATCGTTACATTAAATGATGGTTGAAAATATGGCAAAATTTGTTCAACAATTTGAAGTGCATCATCATTTAATTTTGAAAGAATATTAAGTTCAAATCCAATATTATATGGAACTGGCATAAAAACTTTTTTTACAGCAGAAGTATCTTTATCAACTGCTTTAAAAGTTTGTGTAATACCTGTCTTTCTTGTAGCATCATATTGAATATTATTCATTTCAAATGACATTCTTGGAAGAGTTATTTGAACAGGTTTGTTCAAATCTGCTTGCTGTTCCAATCTAGCAAGAAATTTTTGAGATGGTCCATATGCCAAAGGAACTTTTAAATCACTATAAGTATTTCCGGATGCATCATCATGACGTATATTAATTTGATTAAACAATGTGCCAAAGGCAACAATTGTTTTTCTCATTATTTCATGATAGTAATAAGTCCCTAACATTAATATGTACCAAATGGGTTAGTTTCTGTAAAATCCAAAAAGGTGTCTGCTAATGTTTCTATTTGCTCACCTTTATCATATTTATCAGCAAATTCTGTAGATTGAATAAGGTCAACAGAATATTTTGCGGATGATGCTGATCCAACAATAACATCTCCCGGAACAAATGTTCCATTAGTTGTTCCAACCTTAAGAATATTATCAGATTTATTCCATGTTTTAACTCTAGCCGTTGCACCAGAAATTGAACCTGTAACAATTTCATTAAATATAAATGTGCCAATTCCCGTGGTTGGAGGATCTGCTATTGTAACTGTTTGTATTGGATTATAACCAAGTCCTGGATCTTCAATGTGAATTGAAGTTACTTTATTTTCGGCAGAAACATTTGCTCTTACAACAGCAGTTGTTAGTCCAGAAGAAGAAAAATCTTTGTCTCCAAAAGTATTTGCAATACTTACCGTTGGTGGAGATGAGTATTGATCTCCAGCAAATGTAATTGTAAAACCAGTAACTATACCGGAGTTAACTAATGCAATAGCAGTAGCACTTAGTCCAAGTTCAGAGTCGGGTGGAGTTAATGAAACTTGTGGAGCATGTTTATAAAATTTTCCACCGGTTGATATATTAAATCCAATAACAGTGCCAAAATCACTAATTATAGCTGTTGCAGCTGCACCAGCACCTGTTGGTGTTCCTATTGCAACTACTGGTGGTATTGGATATCCTGATCCTGGTGATACATCAAATCTAGTTAGACCAAATTCTGTGGTTTCAATAGAACATGTTGCTATTGCACCGGTTCCACCTCCACCTATAATTGATATAGTAGGTGATTCAGTATATCCAAATCCTGCATTTGTTAATAATATTTCTTTTACTGATTGAACATTTGCTGATGTGGTTGTAATTGCAACAGCAGTTGCATTTGCAAGAGTATTACCATTTGGGGAAGTTGATATAGAAACTATTGGTGTTGATGTATATCCGTTTCCATCATCATTTAAAAATATTTTTCTTATATATCCTGTTCCGTTATGAGCAATTGCTTGTGCCTTTGTTCCAGCTCCAATCATCAATATGGAAGTAATATATCCCTGATCTTCAAGAACACTGTCAATTTCCTCTGTGGTAGTACTGAGTTGATCCCATCCACCAAGTTCATCCGAGTATTCAAATAGTTCACATTTTAATTGATAAACATAATTTTTCCCCAACTGATAAAAAGGTTGCTCATGCTCAACAAACTTTACTTCAAATAATCTTTCACCCAATGGAAAATATATTAAATCTCCTTCTCTTGGTCTACCTGACACATTAATTTCATCATCACTCATTTCTCCCAAAAACGGAGCAATAAAATCCTCAAATCTTTCTTTTGAAATGGTTACAGTAAGATCATCCTTTAAACTCATTCCAAATTTAGTCATAATATCTCCGGCACCACCATATCCCTCATATGTGTTCACATATGCTTCTATGGCATAATTATCATCAAATTTTGATGATTGTATTTCATTTAAAACTGTATCTTGATTTACTATTTTACGAGGAAGGTAAATGACTTCAACACCATAAATTGTGAGTTGTTCATTAATCAACTCTTGAATTAATCTTTGTTCACTTTGTGAACCCTGTAAAAAGAAAGGATTAAGTGCCATTATCCAATAAAGTCGTAAGGTGGTAATTCATAATCTTGCATCATTTTAGTTCTGAGATTATCTATTTCTCTTTCGGCATCTTCATAAATCTCTCTACCATTTAATTCAATTCCTCCGGGAAGTTTAACTCCTCTAAACTTAATTAAATTTTGCCCCCACTGTCTTTTAATAAGTGCCGTAAGATATTGTTTTACAAAACTATCGTTAAAAACTTGACTAAAGTTTGCAGGATCAAGTGCTCTGTAACAATCAATTACTAAGTAAGTATCTTTTTCTTGAGCACTCCAATCAAAATCCAAATATAATCTATCTTGTCTTTTATTAAATCTAATTTGTTTTTCTGTGGTCAAAAGAAAATCAATATCTTCAAGATAAGTTTTTGTCATAGAATACTGCAACAATTCAACAGAATTAAATTGATACAAATCATTTAAAAACAATTGATATTTTATACTAAACATTCCACCAGAAATAGAACTGGTGTCAAATTTAAATATTTTTTCAATACCAACAACTGAATCAGGAACTTGAAGATAATTTGAATTTTCATAAAAATTAAAAGTAGTCGCTGCTCCAACAATAGTGGAAGATGCGGATGTTGTTACTATACCAACTCCTCCAGAACCTCCTGCTCTTCCTCTATCAATATCATCTTGAGTAATTTGATATTTAAGATACATTCTTTCAACACCATCATAATGCCTCTCATTATAAAATTGTATGGCATCATCTACTAAATCATCTATTTGATCATCATCAACATTAATTTCTAATACTGGAGCACCAAGTCTCCTAAGAGAATAATCAATTAATTCTTGTCTGGTACTTGGTTTTGCCATCAGAATGAACCTCCATCTAAAAGACCGGCTGTTAATGTTCCATCAACAAATAAATCATTTTGGAAAGTTGCCAGTCCAACATATGTAGACACTCCAGCAACTAAGGAAGAATTAAAATTTACTGCACCATTAACTACTAAAGAATTTGAAGTAATCGATACTCCAGATCCAACATTTAGTTGATCATTTGTTCCATCAATAATAATTCCAGAAACACCAGGTACAGTATCTGATTTGAAAGTTGCTATGCCAGTCGCATTTAAAGTATCTAAATTACTTTGACTAGAAACATCTAATTGAGTTACATTAGCAGTGCCACCATTAACACTAAATGCAATATCACCTCTTTGAAGACCCGTAGAGGTTACCTTAACAGCATTTGTTTGTCCTACACGAACTTTTATATCTGCCATTATCTGGTTACTCCCTCCCGGACGATTGCTGAACCTTCAACGACTCTTGTTTTAAGACCAGAAGTATCTGTAATTAAAATATCATAAACATATCTACCCGGTTTTAATGTAGATGTTTGGGTATCAGTCAAAGTTATTCTAACTCCACCACTTGTTGGAGGTGATACTACTGTTGGATTAAGATTAGTGCTTACACTGCTACCAGCATGTTTTCTCATTTGTGCTGAAAGAACAAAATCAGTAAGATTAATTTGATCATTTGATTCATCAGCTAGGTTGAAGACTTGGGAAAAATCAGCTCCTTGATTAATTACAATATTACTAACATATACAGCAGCCATTTACTTCAATATATTGTTATCTAATTAGTATTTAGGGATATATTTATGTAAGTTTATTTAAAATCTCCTTTAAAGCACCTTTAATATCTTCAATATCTTCTTTCATACTATCAAGTTCTTTTTTCTTTTCTTCAGCAATTTTGGAAGATTTTAAATAATTTTGATATCCCACAGTATCCGTATTAATTATAGTGCCAGTTTTTTTATCACGATATAAGTGGGAATGTCCTTCTACTCTAATCATATTATGCTAATGCGATGGTTCTTAAATCAGTAATTTTGGGATAATAAGCCTGATTAGTACCAGACATCATTATTTTTATTGTATATCCAACAAATTCATCTAAATTGTTGGCAGTGAATACATATTCACTATATTGACCATCAGCATTTGGTGGAACAAAAGTATCAGGTCTTCCATCATTCTTTGCTGGATCAATAACAGTTCCGTTAGAATTTAAATTTTTATATCCTGGGAACAATTCAAAAGTTTGTTCTATAGAAGTTGAATCTTCTCTCATTAATTTATAAGCGACTCTGAAATCTGAAGATTCATGTCTATATGCT